TTTGCCAGTAAATGCAGTTCTGCCCTGACTTAAATCATCAGTAACATTACGCAAAATAAGATTTTGCCCCTGCACATTTACAGCTAATGTATCACGCATATCAACCACCACCTTATGAATAGAGCGAGGTTGACCAGTTAAAGGGCCACCTTGTATCTGTCCGTCAATTGGCATTGTCTCTGCTTTAACTGTAAACTCGTAGCCAATCTCTGCTGACGTTATTTCCTCTACAGCCGATACATCTACGTTCCCACCAGCGACAGTAAATTTACCCAAATAATCAGTGCCGTTAACAACAGACACAACAGCACCATTATTAAAGTGCGACGAGACATCAAAAACTCCTGCCGTTCCAGTATAAGACACAGAGAAATCCATATTCTTTGTAGGGTCAAATTGTGTCAATATAAACTTATCTGTACTATTGCCCTTATCGTATTTAGTTATTGTATATACAGCGTTATCGATAACTTGTACTGAATGAAACGCTCCATTGGTTGTCGTTATTCTTGTCCACCCTGCACGTTTTTCCGATCTGTTTGATGTAAACAATGCTATTGTTCCGTCTAAACAAACACAAAACAGATACGACTCAGGTCGTGTATTCATACCATTAAGCACAGCCATTTGTATTGGTTGCTGTATTAAGTGAGGCGATAGAGTGCTGACTCCAGATGAAACATATGCCGCTTCAGAATCCGAATATAGATACTCACGGACAACTTGGTTGTTCGCTTGAACATATACAGTAGCACCATCGTATGATTGTGGTCTTACATAACTAGAGCCAAATGGTGTCTGTCTTTTTATTTGTGCATTAGTGGGAGTAATTGGTTCTGCTGTAAAAGAAGGAATATAAAACTCAGATGATGAAGTAAATATTTGCAAGTCTCTGTTTGATACAATGTGACGTATTGTATTTATTTCACCAATACTTGCAGTTAGATTTAATGCGTCAGTAGGTTCAGCATCACCAACATCGAAATTAAAGTATGCGTTTGTTACACTTGCCCAAATGCCGTCAGGCTGTCCGAGAGTACCTCCAAACCATAATCGGTTCTCATGGAAGGTAACTGCCGCTGGATAGCCTCTGTAGACGCTCCAAGAGCCTTCAGACCACTCTGTAGTAGGTGCATGAGTAGTTATTCTAGGAGCACCACCTCCGTCTACTGACGCATTAGCGTTCTGTCCTGCTGTAATAAAGTAATGATTAGCATCTACAACCTCTTGTACAGTTCTTGTTCCATTAATGTTTGCAGGCGTAATGGACGCAATAGTTCCTGCTCTTGAGATTGTGATTGAATCTCCAGTATTTAATCCATGATTTATATGTGTAACCTCAAGGTCAGCAGTTCCGTCTACAGACCTAAAAGCATCTATATCTAAATCAACATATAGCTCACGTATAACTTTACCAGTTGCTTGCGTAGCTGATTGTACACTTGTTATCTGTATTTCAGATTGCTGGTACTTCAAACTTGCTCCTACGTGCTTGCTATCAAGGTAGTTAAGGCCAGTAAGAGAACCAGTTGTATCAAAGTACGCACCACTAGTAGTCACAGTAATGCTTGAACCACTCGTTGCTGAAGGGTCTAGCGTCATATTCCCTTGTTGGAATGAGTGATATGGTTGGAATAAGTCTCGTCCGTCAGAACTTTGGTCATACGCAAATGTTGTAACTTGGAAAGTTGTTAACGATGTTCGAGATAAAATACGTGGCATAAAACTTTGGTGAGCAATAATCATTGTGTCACCAGTTTGAGCGTATGTTAACTCATGTAAATTGCTTTTAGTAAAAGGCAAAGACGCTGGTGATGCTTCCGAATCTTGTGTAATTGTATCTACAAGACTTAATGCTTTTGTTGATGGGTCAATAAAAAAACAACGAATCTTTAAATCTTCCATAGAAATCAAATACTTCTCATCATCAGAAAAGATAAAGGGTATTAATCTATGTTGCTGAATGTAGTTAGCTGTGTCAGGCACAGTATCAAATTCGTAAATTTTAGTCGTGCCAAAGCGTTTAACTAAGCCACCTTCATTTTTTAAAAAAAAATTCTCTACTTGTTTACCAGCGTTTTGATAAACATTCGTATCTGTTCGAGACACTAAAGAAGGGCTTACCTCTCCGAATTGAAAGTTACTTATTGGAACTCTAATTCTAGGCATTAGCTTGTCCTTGCTACAATAAACCTTGATGTTGTTAGCTTGGCAGTTGTGCTTTGTTGTGAATCTAAGTTTCTAGCTTTCGACATAGCTTTTTCTGCTTGAGTAGTCATCAAGGTGGCGAGTGAAGCATCACGAGCAATGGCAGTCGCAAATACAATAGCGATTGCGTATTCAACAGCTAGTGTAAAATAACTAGGCCAGTTAACTTCATCTGCTCTGAAAGAATAATCTGCTACTAATTCATCCGTTGCTGATTGATTACTATAAACCATATCACCATAAACTTGATAATCTATGAGTTGATCGTTTACAGTTACGCCATGTAACATAATTAAATCATTAGGTAACTGTGACGCTAAATCCCAACGACCAGTTGGAGTCGCAGAAAGCGTATTAAGAACAGCTTGATCCGTTGCAAATCTCCAACGAGAGTTTGTTAGTGCCGCCCTTGTAATATCCTCATACATATTAACAGCAACAATAGATTCGGTACTGCCATCATCGAACGATGTAATTGGATTAGCACCGACCAGTATCAACGCCCTGCTACATATGTCTATGCCACTGTTTGCTGATGTACTGGTCGTTGCCATATATTCGTTTTGGGGAGACTAGCCCCCCAAATCCCTAGTCTGAGTCTGTTGCTGTTACAGTTAATCCGTCAACAACGTCAACGGCTGAACCAGTAGATGCGTTTGCATATGTCATTGTGACAACTGGTGTACCCCCAGTAGAAGTAACTGCAATGATTACATCATTAAGAGCAATCATATTAAGTGCTTCATCTGTAAAGTAGCCTGCTGTGTTAACGTCAGCAATTGTATCTGCCGTACTGTAATGCCACAGGGTTAGTCCTGAACCACCAGCTAGGCGAGTTAAACTTGATGCTGTATAAGCCATATCTTAATCCTCCTAGTTGTTGTCTAAGACTTCATAGATTCCGTTGTCGTCAATAACAACTGAACCCATTGACATCATAGATGTTGCGAGGTGAGCTACTTTCTCAGGAATGTAGTTCAACTCTGTTGAAACGTCAGCACCGACACCAAGACCAACAGATGAAGTATGGTAGGCAATATTCTTACCAGCCGTTACTGCACTTGTTGAAAAGATGTTGAAGCCAAGAAAGTTCTTCATAGTCATGCCACCAGCAAACGGAAGATTCTGTTCACCTACATAGTCACTTGATGCAAACTCTGTAATGTTAAACAGATCAGCGTAGCCTTTAGGGTGCATAGCTAGGAAACGTCCTCCGTCTTCTGGAATGTCAGCAGAACCCATTGTTTCAAACAATGCTAACAAATCAGCTTTATCTACGGCCGCACCAGTAGAGTTAATCTGAGTTGCATTTGCTCCTGCATCCATTGCAGTAATCAGGATTTCGTCAGTCTTCCTACCTAAAGCGGCGGCGGCAGACTTAGCAACTGCTTGACGCTCATCGATATTAGTCTTCAATTCATCCAACTTATCGATATATTCTGCGGCATAGAAGTCGCTCATGGTTGCTTCAACTGTGGTATGTGCCAATTCCATTGGTGTAACCATACCATTTCTTGATTTAGTCGAAGCTGTACCAGTTCCAATCTTTTGAAAGCGTACAACGCTCCCTTGTACATTGCCTACAGTACGCACAGTATTCCGTAATTTACTGCCCATACGCTGATAAGCCATATGTACTTCAGACTCGAACTGTTTAATAAAGGCAGTATCAATAGTATTTGCCATTATTCTAGTCCTTTCTAAAGTTAATTTTCAGTTATTACGATTGTCTGCTATGCGTAAACTATTTGATTGCCCTTTCGGTCGCCTAGTGTACAACAGGTCGTTTATCCAAATAATAGACATTATTTTTTTTAGATTGGCAACGCACAAAACGCACCATAGCATGATCGTTTACAAAGTATGGTTCGTCTTCAAAAGTAAAACCACACCATGTTAACCACATTATTGTTTCGTGGTTGGTGGCAGGAACTAAATTTTCTATCTGATAATACTCGCCCTGCAATATTTCAATGACACTTTTGCATCCACGCAAAAACGCACGAAAGTTTGTATTGATGCCTCCAGTACCTAAAAACCAAACACGCCCATGAGCGTAATCAATAGGCACAGTACCAAGCATTGCTATACATCGTTCATCATATTTGATTGCGTATGACCTTGCTCCTTCCACGCCGAAGGGTTCTGTGAGAGCCTCTAAGGGAGAAGCATTATGTATCATGCACTCCACTCTGTCAGGCAAACGCAAATGATCACAGATTTCTTCAGCGTGGTCGGTGGTCGCCCAGACCAAACTTAAACGACCAATACGCTTAATTTCATTATCTTCCATAGAGTTGTTTGAATCCGTTTTCTACGGATTGCACAAACGCCTTCTCTCTTTTAGCTGGATTATGATAACGCTCATCTTGCATCATAGCTTGCAAGGTAGCTTCATCCAATCTTGCTGTAGGTGCAGAGCCACTCATCGGCCTCTGTTCCTTCAGATTTTCCATAATATGCTCAAGAGCAATAATGCCATCAGCAGTTTCACACATACGCTCGATAGCTGGTAGCTGTGCTTGTGGAAAGAATCTTTGGGCAAATAACGAAACTGATTCAATACGAGCATTAGCATTATCGCCTAGCCTCTGTTGTTCAGCCTCAACATCAGGCCCATTATCTACTGGGTTCTGATCCATATAGAGAGATATTCCCTCTTCAAACTCACTTTGACTAAAGCCATTATTATAAGAATGTTCTGCCCACCAATTCAGCAATTTGTTATCGCCAATTTTTTCTACATCTAAACCATCAGGTATAGCGTAGTCACCTGACGTAGCAGGACGATTAGCAAATGCCTCTTTTTCTATTTCTTCTTGATAAGCCTTAATAGCTTCTTCTTTAGAAGACCCAAGTTTTGTCTCAAGGCTATTGTAAGCCGTAGCCAAATCCTCAGGCGATTTAAACTTTTCTGGCAACCACTCAGGACGCTCAACCGAAACTTCTTGACTCTGTAATAGAGAACTCTGAGTTTCTTCTGTTGGTTCAGCACCTTCGGTTTGCTCAACATTTTGTTCTTCACTCATTTGATTTCACCTTATGTGCATGGTTAATACGAGATTCTATAAGTCCAACTAAAAAACGTTGTCCTTCTGCATGACGCAATTCCTCGTTAGTTACATTTGCACCATGAACTAGCTCTATAGTAATAGAGCGTAGATACTTTAAAACTTCTTTACCACTATCTGTTTGGAAAACTTGTGCGACAGTCAGACTGAGTTCTTGGTCTTTTTCCTTATTTCTCGGTATGCCATCAACACCTATATACGGCGTATTAGTTTGCTTGTTGTTCATTTAACCCCATATCCATTTCTTCTTGCATCATACCTTCCATGTTCTGCGTTTGATTTTGCATAGCCTGCTGGTTCTGTTGCAATCCCATTTGTTGTTGCTGTTGTTGCTCTGCATACTCTTGAGCCATCTGAACAAGTTGTTTACGTTCTTGGATGTCTCTAATCAACATATCAGGAACACCAAATTTCTTGGCTAAGTATGCCGCAGTTTCTTCTGAGTTAATTAATATGTTCATAATCTCAGGGCCGAATCTAGTCTGTACCATCTCTAAGAAACGAGCAACGGCAGAGATGTCTTGATTGCTTTGTGCTTGAGCAAGGGGAGAAACACTACGCACCTTTACTTCCCTGCCGTTAATGGTAGGTAGCTCAATTCGGTTTTGCTTTTTCAGAATGTACACAACTCTTTGGAGGACAGGTTGAACCAACTCTGCTTGCAATCTACCGAAAGCACTACCTATTCTTCTTGATAAGTCTGCCATACGTTCAGCAACTTCTGTGGCTGACGCAGGAGTTCTGTCAGGATTACCTAACATATCATTATACAAAGCTCTTTTAATATTTAGCCTCATGTCATTGAGGACAAGACTAGCCACATCGAAACTACCAGCCGCCGCAACTGGTTGTAATCCTTGACTATTTGGTGCTTTTGGAATTACAGTGCCAGGAACGAGGTTGATTGTATCAGGGTTAATAACACCATCATCATCCATCTGATAGATGCCTGAGATAGCCATCTGAGCATTTTCTAAAATTAATTCTATTGTCAGGTTGGTAGTTTTAATCGCACTTAATGCGTTCATTAAAGGGCCACGCCCATAAACCTCGCCCGAGCATTTAGACCAGCGAAAACATACAAATGGGTTACTGCCTACACCAGTATAGACTTCCTTCTTAATACATTCTTTAAGATTAGGATCAATAGCATAAAACAAAAATTGGTCTTGGTTTTTAGCAGTATAGTCTTTACAGACTACCTCTAATATCTTTGTGCGTTCTTCTGGAGAATTGTTAATCTTCCGTTGTAGCTTTTGGGATAACTTGGCTTTCGGATACATGATAGGAATATCTGAGTTACGACAAGGACGCTCCCTATACACATGGTCAATATGGTCGTCAGGCCCAGTATCAAGAACAATATGAGGTAAAGGAATAGCACTAAAGTTAATTGGATGAACTGCGTCACCTTCCTCAACAACAAGAACACCAGTTCCAACAGCCAAGTCCATGAATGATTCATGTACCTCTTGAGCAAAATTACTGTTCTGTATAATTTCAAATACATATTCAGTTACTTCGTCAAGTTCGTTATTAACTGAGTCACGCTCCTCTTTAGGCGTTTCACTCCCAGCAGTAAAGTCTGCCCAACGAGCGAAATTCGGAACAAGACCCGATTGTAAGCGAGACGCAAACTCTTGAACCCCAACAACTGCTGTCTCGTCAAAGATTTTATCATCTCTACGTTGACCAATGCTTTCACTGTAAAAACTCTCACGCATCGGTAGAGCGTACTCGTAACACTCTTCAAAGAGTGGCACAAAGTTTTCACGATGTTGTTTAGCTTTTTGGTACAGACGGAGATACTTTTCAGC